GAACAGAATGACGGCGTAGGGCCTGTGGACCATGTATTTACGCGGTACGATGAAGATAAAAATCGTGCCATGTACATACATACCTCGCACACTTTGTCTGCGAGGGACACTCTTACCCTATACCGGACGTTGCCCAAGATCTCTGGAAATTTCCGTGGCGTCTTAAAGACTGCCAAGAAATTCTCCAAGGATTTCGTGGTTACCGGTGTTGATGGGGTCAGTCAGCTGACTGCTCCTATCATCATTGAAACGTCATATTCTGTTCCGGTGGGAGTCACGGCGGCCCAAGTACTTCTGATGCGCCAACGAGATCTCTCGCTTACGGACCTCGATGTCATAATGATCGCTTTGAACGAGCAAGGAATGATCTGATGCCAAAGCCACGTAAGTCGGCGGAGGCTCCTGTGTCCGTTAATTCGGACCAGGCTGAACTATCCTCACAGCAAGAAGAAGTTGTGGGATGGCTCAAGGTCGTTCAACTTGCGACCTCATTATTTATGGGGTTATTTCGTTCCTTTAAGTAGCGAACTGACATCGTGGAGGAGTTATGAAATGTAGCTCTAAATCCGAGCTGAGGCCAGCGGAGGAAAACTTCGCCTTACGACTTCCCAGGGATTATCCTTGGAAAGTTCTCGGCTGTCTCGCCGACGACCTTAGCTATCTCCTTCAGCAAGGTGATCTAGATCTGCTCCAAAAGATCATACGAACACGTGATCTAGAGGGGATAAGATTGCTGACGAAGGACTGGGGGTTACTGAGTATGTCCACTAGTGGTGCTAGCCTTGCAGAAATGAAGGCAAAGTACCAGTTAGCAGGACTTCTGAAAAACTTCCGATTCGCGACCAACCAAAAAGCAGCGGAACTTGCTGCCAAGGAGAAATTCTTGGATGGCGAGGAACGTTGCAGGACCTTCAACCATAGTGGTTGGCTGGCCCTTGCAGGTGCTAGCGATGACGAAGCGTGGGTGACTAATGTGTTTACAAACGCACGGTCATTCATGCAGAAGTTGTTGGGGTCTGAAGTTCCGGACCTCAACACAATGACGTTAAGGTCTCGTCATGGGCCGGGTGCATCCTTGGACACCGAACCGGGTTGTGTGTCAAGTTATTTTAAGTTTGATACGCTTCCTTATCAGTGTACCAAGGCGGCATCACGGTTTGCCCGTTTAGCAGTCTTCACCGACGAGCGTTGGCTCGGAGCAATTGAAACCGAGGTAAAGGAGAGACATCTCAACCTGACTAAGGCGGATATCTGGGCTAATGTTATTGAGGTGAACGACTGTGATCGAATCACTTTCGTCCCAAAGAACGCTTTTACTAAGCGAACTATTACGATTGGGCCAACAATGAATATTTATCTTCAATTGGGTGTTGACGGTTTCATCCGCTCCCGTCTAAAAAGATGGGGGGTGGACCTGGACTACCAAGAGAAGAATCAAGAATTGGCCCGGCAGGGATCTTTAGGAGGCTCGGATCCATTTGTAACCTTGGATCTGGCCAATGCTTCCAATACAATTAGTAGGAAGCTGGTTGAACTCCTTTTGCCCCCTGAGTGGTACGCCTTTCTCTGTGATCTACGGTCTCCACAAGGGAAATTCGTAGGTGAGGATGACATCATAGAATTCGAGATGTTCTCTTCTATGGGGAATGGGTTTACCTTCGTACTGGAGTCTGCTATCTTCACATCCATAGTATATGGGGTGATGACGGAGACACAGCATGGATTTGATCGGGAAGCTATGGCCATTTATGGCGATGATATTATCGTCCGGCGTAGTATTGCAGACCGGTTGATTACCATGTTGGCCAAGTGCGGCTTCGAGATAAACTTGGATAAATCCTTCGTTGAGGATGGTCCTCGTGAGTCTTGTGGTTGTGACTGGTTCCAGGGGAGGCCCGTTAGGCCTGTATTCCTTTCTGAAATCCCCCAGGATGTGGGTGAGCTGTTTAGTGATATCAATCGCTTGCAGCGAGTCCTTGCCCTTAGATGGGGGATTATGGAGTCAAAGACTGTGTCTTTTATGAGTCGATGGATCCCAGAAAATTGTCGGGATATTGTCGGCCCATTTTCTGATACGGAATTTGATTCGTACATCCACCGGGCGGATCCGTCCGTCCCGTATCGTAGGTGGGTGTATGAGTACAAAAGGTTGTGCAGGAAACCCATGAGGGTGGAGGCTCCTAAGCTCCACTTTCGCAAGTTAATGCATGATCTTCACCCGGTCCCTCTGAAGTCCCAAAGGTGGGATTGTAAGTTGACGGGCTCAGGAAGTCGGTTTAGAGTGATAAAGAGGAATCTAACCACTCTAGGCACCAGTTGCTCCGTTGTCAGTTACTGGCAATCAGAGTACAAGGAGTATCGACCCATCTACCCTCGCATCCGGACAGCGTATACTCGTTCGCTTATCTGGACTAGAGTTATAGGTGCGCACGAGGCCC